TTAGCTAAAATAGATGGTGGTTTTTATACTGCTAAATATTTATTTACTGTAGATTATACAAATTCAGATATTGCAGATGATTCTGCACAACACAAACAAAGTCATGTATTATATATAACAGAGGATTGTGAATGGAAAGGTAATTTAGTTGCTCTGCCTAATAATAGAGTAAGAGCAACAAGTCCTGCTCTTTGGGTTACTGGTGAAGGTCCTCCAGACTTTAAACCGTCACAATGGACACACTCAGCAGAGGGGCACGAAAGTTATCTTGATCCATCAATAACCTTTGATAATTTATATGAAGAATAATGGCATTATCTGGAAGTACAAATTTTGAACCAAATATAACTGAGTTTATAGAAGAAGCATATGAAAGATGTGGTATAGAGCTTAGAACTGGATATGATTTAAAATCAGCAATTAGGTCTGCTAATCTAATGTTGGCTGAATGGGCTAACAGAGGTTTAAACCAATGGACAATAGAAACTGGCACACAAACTGTTACAGAAGGTACTGCTAGTTATAATTTAGGAACAAATGTCATAGATATTTTAGATGTGGTTGTAAGAAGAACAGATGGTTCTACAACTACAGATATAAACATGGACAGAATATCTAGGTCAGAATATTTTAATATACCAAACAAAGCTACAAAATCTAGACCGTCACAATTTTTTCTTGATAAACAAAATAACCCAACACTTTTTTTATATCCCGCACCAGAAAACTCTACAGACATTATAAGATTTAGTAAATTAACAAGAATGGATGATGCAGATAACGCAAGAAATACTATGGATATACCATTTAGATTCTTTCCTTGTTTTGCAGCAGGTCTTGCTTATTACATAAGTATAAAAAAAGCACCACAAAGAACAGCAGAACTAAAAGCTATCTACGAAGAGGAATTTAGAAGAGCAGCAGATCAAGATGAAGATAGAGCCTCTTTTAAAATTAGACCTTTCTCTAGAGGTGCTTATTAATGTCATATGCAGTAGGTAAATTTGCCTTAGCCCATTGTGATAGATGTGGTTTTCGGTATAAACTATTAGAACTTCGTAAAGAATGGAACGGTCTTAAAACTTGTCCAGAATGCTACGAAGAAAAACACCCACAATTAGAACCACCTACACATGTTGCAGATGCAGAAGCTATATATGACCCTCGTCCTGATAATGACAAAGAAAATACTCCTGGCAGAGTATTCACGAATACTGATACCATTGGTTCAAACTTTGACGGCTTTTCTGCGACTTCTAGTTTAGGAAGTGTTACTATTACTACATCATGACTTTATCAGAGCTAAAAACTTTAATACAAAATTATGTTGAGTCCTCTGAAACAACTTTTGTAAATTCACTTGATGACATCATAAAAAATGCAGAAGAGAGAATTTTTGAAGATGTGCAATTTGATTTTTTTAGAAAGAATGTAAATGGTAATGTATCTACTGGTAGCAGATTCTTAACATGTCCTAGTGACTTTATTTTACCTTTTAGTTTGGCAGTAATAGATTCAAATAGTGATTATCATTACTTAGATAAAAAACATCCTACTTTTATGCAAGAGTATGTAGAAGATATATCAGATACTTCTTTAAGAGGTTTGCCACTCTACTACGCACAATACGACAAACAACTATCAAGTGGTGCCGACAACGGCTCTACTTTAATTATTGCACCAGTTCCAGATAATGATTACTCTGTCGAATTATCTTATTTATACAAACCTAATTCTATAGTTACAGATACAACTGGCACTTGGTTGTCAAAAAATGCAAGAAACGGATTGTTATATGCTTGTATAGCTGAAGCATATGTATTTTTAAAAGGTGAGCCAGATTTAATGGCTTTATATGAAACTAGGTATAAGTTAGAAATAGACAGATTAAAAAATAGAGCAGAAGCAAGAGGCAGACAAGACGAGTATCGTTATGATGCTTTAAGAAAGCAAGTTACATAGTAAGGAGAGTATATCTATATGGATAAAGTTATAACGCGTAAATACGCTTGGAATTTATTAAAGTTACATTTTCAAGAATGCATAGAAAATAATTGGGATGCAGATTTACAAGGCATTGTAAAACAAATGAATGAATGGGAGGCAGAACATGAAAACTCAGAAACCGATCAAAAAACTTAAACAAGCTGCCGTAGCTATAGTAGGACTAGGCAATAGTTGGTATGAATTCAATATTGCTAAAACACATGGTGTTAATTTTGATGAAGTTTGGGCTATAAACGCAGTAGGTAGTGTCATATTTCACGATAGACTTTTTATGATGGATCCTGCATCTAGATTTTTAGATACAACAGATGCTGCTGGTCAAACAGACTGTATGAGAGAAATGCTTGTTAAACATAAAGGTCCAATATACACATGTGAGTTAGATGAAAGATGCCCAGGTCTTGTAGAATATCCAGTAGCAGAAGTCGTTGCTGACACACAAAGTTGGTATTTAAACAATACCGTAGCTTATGCAGTAGCTTTTGCTTATTGGAATGATGTTAGAAAAGTATCTTTATTTGGTGTAGATTTTACATACAAATCTAATCCTGGATATGCAGAAGCTGGTAGAGGTTGTGTAGAGTTTTGGTTAGCTAAATGCTTAGACAAGGGCATACAAGTAGATGTGGCACAAAGCTCTAGTTTGTTAGATGCAAACATACCGTCAGAAGATAAATTATATGGTTATCATAGACTAGATGATCCACGAGTTGTTGGTTTGGACAGTCATGGTAATCCTCATGTGAAAAAGGTAAGTGAAGTAGAAATACCACAAGTAAAAAAGGAAGGTGGCTTACTAGACAGATATGATTCTCATAAAAAAGGTCCACCAGAACCCAATAAATATTAATTATGTTTAATTATAAATATCATTTATGAATCAAAATGGAGAACCTAAATTAGGTGAAATAAAAGTTGTAACATCCAGTAATGGTGGACACTCACCAGAATTTTGGGCAGAAGAATTGACTAATAAAATTGTTACTTATTCTAAAGATCAAGAACCACATGTTGTACAACAAGCTGCAGCTTTCAGAGATGCAATTTATCAAGTTTGTTTGATTTATATTAATAATGCTTTAAAATCATATAAAAGTACCGTCATACAAGAATTAATAAAAGGCGGAGAAACCGACTTAGCAAATATAATTAGGAGACTATAGATGGCAATTTCATCAGCTTTGACAACAAGTTTTAAGAAAGAACTTCTACAAGGAGTTCATAATTTTGCATCAGGTGGCAATTCGTTCAAACTTGCTTTATATGCAGGTGCAACAGCTTCTTTAGGTGCAACTACAACGGCATACGCTACAAGTTTAACTGGTCAAATAACAGGCACAAACTATACAGCAGGAGGGGCAGCACTTACACCTGGTATAGCAGCACCTTCATCAACAGGCACAACAGCTTTTGTTGATTTTGCAAATTTAACTTTTTCTACAGCAACAATAACTGCTAGTGGATGTTTAATTTACAACGACACACAATCCGATAAATCAGTAGCTACTATCAGCTTTGGAGCATCAAAAACTTCAACAGCTGGAGATTTTACAATAGTTTTTCCAACAGCAGGCGCAAACGCAATAATTACTATAGCTTAGGGGTAGATGCCCTATGTCTATAGATACAGGTTGGGGTAGAGATAGCTGGGGATCTGGGCCTTGGGGCCAACCAGCCGATATAGAAGTTACTGTATCTGGCTTATCAGCTACATCCGCACTCGGCACAACAGCACAATCAGCTGCTGCAAATATACCAGTTTCTGAACAAGGAGCTACCTCTGGATTAGGGGCAGTAGCTATTATTGGATTAGCTAATGTTCCAGTAACAGAACAAGGTGCTACTGCTTCTTTAGGAACCATAGTAGTTCATGAAAACGAAGTAGTAGTAGTTTCTGGGCTGTCTATGACAAGTGGACTAGGCTCTGTCTCTACGATTGGTAAGGCAAATGTTTCATTAACTGGACTACAAGGGACTGCAGGTTTAGGATCTGTTTTAATTTGGTCTTTGGTTGATACAAGCCAAACTCCAAACTATAATGAGGTAACAACTACACAAACACCAAACTGGACAAGTTTGTAAAAGGATAAAATATGGCAACATATGTAAATAATTTAAGATTAAAAGAAATCGCAACAGGTGATGAGTCTGGAACTTGGGGGACATCAACAAATACAAATTTAGAATTAGTTGGGCAAGGTCTAGGTTTTGGTACAGAAGCAATCACAACAAATGCTGATACACACGCATCAACCGTAGCAGACGGCTCTGCAGATGAAGCTAGAGCTATGTATATTAAATATACAGGTACATTAGATAGTGCTTGTACTATAACAATAGGGCCTAACACATTAAAAAGAGTACATTTTATAGAAAATGCTACCTCTGGAAGTCAAAACATAATAATAAAACAAGGTAGTGGTTCTACTGTAACAATAGGTTCTGGTGATGTAAAAGTCGTTTATTTAGATGGCGCAGGTTCTGGTGCCGCAGTAAATGATGCTTTTGCAAGTTTATCAACAGTAGATTTGAAGGTAAGTGATGATTTAACAGTTACTGATGATGCTTCTGTTGGTGGCGACTTATTAGTAAGTGGTGAAGTACAGACTGCTAATATAGGTTTTACTGATGGTGATAATGCCATCACTATTGCAGATGGTGGTGGTATTACAGCTGCAGCTGGTATTACATCAACTGCCGCTTCTAATTCTTTTGGAGCTACATCTTTTAATGACG